TCTTGCGATGCGTATGTATGGTTAGTACAAACAAGTCCAATTGGATATGGTGCTAATTGGTTTACAGTATTTCTAACTAAGGCTGTTAATGCCTTGGGCTTTCTACCCATATCACCTTTCATGTCGCCTTTTTCAAATTGTGCTACGTCAGTTGGTGTTAACAACATTCCTAAACTATCTACTACAAATAGTAACTTAGGCATTTCGTCATATTCTAAATCACCATAGTTAGACTTGTAGTCTTTCATAAATTCTGAAATAGACTTTGCTACATCGTCAATCATCGATACACTAATTTTTAATAGTTTAGATGGATCTGTATCAACGTTTAGTGCTTTTAGCCAATCTTCGTCTAGTGCGTTTTCAGAGTCAAATAATACTACTTGACATCCTTTCTCTTGTGCACTTCTTACTAAGTTTCCAGAACAGATAAAACTTTTACCTGAACCTGACTCTCCTGCGAACACACTCACCTTACCAAGTGGTATGCCTTTGTTAAAATCACCACTGATCAAATAATTGAGTGTGTGGTTGCCTGTGCTGATCCAATCGACTGGATCGTGAAAACCGGCACTTATACCACTAATACTCTTAGTGATGCCAGTTCTAAATTTGCTTAAATCATATGGTTTTTGCATTTTTTTCTCCGTATATATTTCTTTCTGTTAATTCCTGCTTTATTTTTTCTGCCCAATGTCGGTGACCTGCTTCATTGGCATGGCCTCCATTTATTTGAACATCATCAAATCCTGTGTTAAAAACATAAGACCAATAGTCCATGTTTTCTCCTCTTAAGTAATTCGTACATTCTGTTGCTGTATATAATGCTTTATCTGTTTTATGATCACCGTTCCATTCTAGGACATCACCTGACTCTGTTTCAGCCTGGTTAATGTGGTTATTCATTACATCAAACATTATGTATGGAATGTTTTTATTTTCTAAAAGATTCATTGCGTATAGTACTGAACGATATTTCTGTGCTAGTAAATCGTCTGCTGTAGTAATTGGTAAAAAGTTCTTCCATTGATTGTATGCCGCTGGAATATCTTTCCAAACAGGATTAAGCCATGAATTAACGTTTGCGTATTCGTAATCGCCATTGTCATCTAATCCACTACAATATTCAAACCTACCAATAACTGTCCAACCTATTACAACTAAATCTGGTTTCTCATTAGTTGCAAAGTATTCTATTAATGATCTTTCTATTCGCATGTTACTACCACCGGATACTGCTAAGTTTATAACTTTGTCGAAACCAAGTTTGTCACCTAACTTTTGGGGATAGGCCAGTTCGGAGTTAGCAGGATCATAGTGGTTGTCTTCACCCAATATCTCTGCGCCGAATGTGTGGCTATCGCCTAGTGCTAATAATGTACTCATAATTACCCTTAAAAAAAGGTAGCCTTACTAGTAGTCTGAAATAAACAGGACCAAGTATTCAAATTCCTAAGTAAGGCTACAGTTCGTCAATTATTGTTGACGGTTCCTAATCATCGCTAAAATGTCTTCAGCGGATGCTTTGGAATCAGTAGTTGCTGGAGCCTCATTGGCAGAAGCAGTTTGTACTACTGGTGCTACTACAGGAGCAGGTGTTTCAACTACCGGAGCGGCTGGTGCCACTACTGGTGCTGTTGTCTCTGCGACTGGAGTAATACTCTGTGCCGGTGGAGTTGTTGCTTGTAACTTTACAGGGGCGGCTTGACCATTCGGTCTAAAGAAGTCTCCGTATTTTTCGTTATCATACAACTCACCGTTAACTGAATCTTGGAACATTTGATAAATTATATCAACTTCCGCTTCAGTTGGTTTCTTAGGTAAGTAATCTTTTAGGTTGTATAGTCCGTTACTATCAACTGCGGCAAGTTCTGTTTCATCTAGTGAACGCTCTTTTCTTGCCCATTTACTTGTACTGTAATCAGCGTATTGACCTTTCATAGTTTTACTTAATCTAAAGTCTGTGCCATTTACATAATCTGTTGGAATGTTTTCCATATCAGGGTCCATTAACGCACCTTTGATAATATTAAATATCTGAGGTCCAATAATAAAACGTCTAACTGGATTTTCTGGGGTTGTGTCTTCTTGTAGAGGACTGTCGCATACATACCCTTGGAAGATATAACTTCTCTTCTTCCAGTATTTTCTGCCCATATCTTCTAATGAAGGATCTTTGAACCAAGGTCTGATCTCGTTATGTACCGGACATTGCTCTCCCCACATTTCCATACAAGGTACTTGTACAGTTGTAGGTTTCATATCTCCTCCTTTGATTCCAGGAAAAGCCAAACGTATCATTTGTCTTTCTGTCCAAAAGAAGGTGTTGCTGGAATCACCGTCAGGTAGAAAACGCATCGTTGCACTTGTTCCTTCTGATATGTTCCAAAATGGATAGATAGCGTTGTCGCCACCTGTTCTTGAACCGCCGGACTTGGTGTCCATTGCGGCTAGTTTTGCTCGTATTTCAGCCAAATTTGCCATGTTATTGCTCCTATGTTTGCCATGTTCTGAGTAAAATTTATTTCTACTCATGTGCCTATTATAATGCCTTTTAAGGTTAAAGTCAACCTCTTTTTGCCATGTTATGTAATTTAATTTAAAATAGTTCTTAAATTAACTTTACAGATAATATTTATTATCTTTCTACTATATTGTCTAACTTTCTGGTAAAATCAATAAATTCAAGCATATCTTGAGATATTGTTTCACTACTACTTTCCATATTAGTTCTGGATATTAAGTTTTTAATGTTAGTCAATGAGTTCTCATCTAGTTTAGTACCTTTAAGAATTTTTGTACTACAATTTTCAATAAAATTCTTTAACACTCTGTCTTCAACAAATTCAGCAATTACTGATAATTTGTGTGCTATTTCGGAGTGCTTACTAGGGTAGTCAATTCCTTCTTCTGAAAGAGGAACTTGGATGTCCAACTTACTAATTGTAGTTGAAATGTGTTCATCCATTTTGTGCTGTACGGATAACAGTTTATTAATTGTAGGAAATGCGTTCATTACGTTTGCGTCTATATGCGTTTCTACAAATAAATCTGATAGATCTGATTCTTCATTAGTAATTTCTAATGAGTTTGCAAAGTCAATTGTTTCAACTGCTTTTGCGTATGACTTGGCACCACTTAGTTTTTTAAGTGATGATCTCAAGTTTTGTACTGATTCTTTTGCTAGTACAACAAGTGTATTATTTTCTTCGTTTACTAGTCCTTTGTTTTCAACGTATCTTGAAAACTTTGCTAGGTGATCGATGTTGCTAACCATTTCGTTAATAGCCGCTCCAACTGAGTCATGTATTTCGCCACCGTTATATACGTGGCGTGCCATTGCTCTCGCACCTGCTAAACTCTTATGCGGTAATGCGAATCTTTCGTCTGCTCTTTGAATAAACAATTTGGATATTTGTCTACTTCTTGAGCCTCTTACTTCTTCGTTTACTGCCGCACCGTGTCTAACAATAATTTTTACTGAGTCTAAAGGCTGATAACTTGTTTTCATGCTACCGTACATTTTACCTAAACTCGCTTCTGCTAATTTTGATTCTAGTTCTTTCATTTTGTTTATCTTTGATTTGTATTCAGAGTGCTTAGGCTGGATCGTTTTTCCATAAATTTTGTAATCAAAATCAAATGCGTGATCATGGGCAAGGTTTTTAACACCCTTATGTATTCTGTCCATCTTCTCATCTTCGACATTCTTTGATTTACTTAGTTTTAACTCTTTGGCATCGTGGTCGATTGTAACCATAATGTTAGGGTCTTGACTGTAAAAACGGTGTGCCTTCTCGGCTTCTAGTGTATCTTCACCATTTTTGTCGTATATAGCAATGCTTATTCCTATACCTTTTAGAAATTCGAATATCTTGTTACCTAAGTCTTCACTGTTTTTCATATTAGTATTTATCTAAAATAAGGATTATAAAACACCTATGGGCAACGGACCGTTCCAATTATCGTCATCATCCACACTTGTTTCTATTTCGTCATATACAGCATCTTCATATTGTGCTATGTATGTAATCATTCTTACTGTAACTAAAGTAGCCATTACTAAGTCATCGCTACCGCCTGGTTTTGCCGCAAATGTTGTGCCACGTGCTACAAACTCTTTTAATTCTCTTATAATGTTTTTACTGCGTAATGTCAATTTACCGTTTTCAATTAACCGTTTCATTGCTAATGCGCCTTCCATTTTATTCTTATGATGCGTATGGAAACCTTTTCTGCCTTTTTTGCCTTGTACTTTATTTGGTTCATGTAAGAAGGTACCTGGAAAACTTTCTTCGCCTGTGTCTCTAATAACAACTAGTGCCGCTTCACCAATAGCATTATTTTCAACTGTCCAGTATATGTCGTTAGCACCGTAACTTTGTATCTCTTTTGCTATATCTCTTACTAGTTTTACTTGTCCTTCAATAGGAGTCTTGTTGTGTTGCCATTCGCATACTTGATTCATACTAGGTAAATCGTAGCACACAATAGCCGCGTTATCACCGCCTGTTCCTGTACTAGGATCTAGTGTTATAGCATACATTTTTTTTGGATCTATTTGTTCATACCAACGTATTTGTCCACTACGCCTCATTGGGTCGACGCCTTTCATGTCAACTAACTTCAGTGAATCAATTAATGTTTCATCGTAGATAATAAATTCACATTCGTGTTCTCGTCTAAATCTTTCTTCGCCAATCCTACTGCGTTCTGCTCTTGCCCACACCTCGTCTCTATCAGGATGCTCTTGCCAATTGACACGGAATGCTTTAAATCCATTTGTGCCAACATCTTGTTCTTCGCCAAACTCATCTGTTTGTTGTATTGCTTGATGCCAAATATTTGCGAATGTGTCGTCATCACTGTTAGGTGTTGATGTAACAATACACTTACCACCTGTACTTAGTGTTGGGGATAGTGCTGTCCAAAATTCAACAGCAATACGTGGTGGTACAAACGCAAACTCATCTAAGTATACTAATGATAAGGACATACCACGTCCAGTATTTTCAGTTGTTGTAGCACTTACTATTCTACTACCATTATCAAAACTTAAACTACCTTTGTTATATTCTGTTACACCTGCTCTAATATGATCTGGTACACTTTCATACGCATAACGTATACGTTGCATAATTTCCTGTGCGCCTGTGTGCTTATGTGCCGCTACAAGTATTGTGCTGTCAGCAACAAACATAGCATACCAAAGTAAGTATGCGGCCGCACATGTTGTTTTACCTGTTTGTCTAGGCAACATGTTAATGCTGTAACGATATTGAGAATAGGTGTGTATTAGCCTTTCCTGAAATTCAAAAGGAGCAAAGTCTATTCCACCTTTTGTAGGATGCTGTATTTTTACAAAGTTAGACATGAAGTAGGCCGGACCTGTGAGTGGGTCCAAACATTGTTGTATTTGTTCTATGTGGTCTTCGGTAAAAGATTGCTTGGCAAATGCTTTTTTCGTAAGACTAAAATCCTGCGTTCCTTGTGGCATACAGTTATTTATGTGGGTTTTGGGTTAATTTAAAAGTTTACAGGCTTTTGTAACGATTCATAAGAGCATTTAAAATCTCTTTTTTATCACCTGACATACCATTATAGCCTTGTTGGCCGGTTACTGGCATAACTTTTAATTTCATCTGGGTTGGCTCTGGGCTTTCTTCTTCGCCGTGCTCACAATCTTCGCATTCGCATTCATCAGCAGGCTTACCACAACTATCACATGTTTCTACTTCAGGCTGTTCTTCGTGACTGACGTGATCATGTTCAACTTCTTTTTCACTTCCTGGTAATGTTAAACCAGCAAGTTTTAAGATGTCGTGTAGTTCTTCCATACTGTCAGCATTCGCACTAACTGTTACTTGGGCATCGCCTTTAGACTTAGTTTTGCTGTAAGTTACGGATTCTTTTTCTTCTGCTTCTGCTTCTGCGGTAGGCATACCATATGGAGCGGCATTATAAAATGCTTCCATGATGCCTCTCATTTGTTCTGAATTATTCATTATTGTGATACCGGTCCTTGGTTGATGTCATATGAATTACCTTGTACATTTGGCTTATGTGCTAAACCAATTGCGTCTGCTAATCCTTTAAGATCGTCGCCCATTAAGTTACTTTTGCTAGGGTAGTTACGGAAGTAGTCGGCACCTTTTTCATCTCTTATTTTCATAAGTTCGGCAATGAATTTTTCATTAAATTCTTCACCATATAAACCTAATTCGTTTAAGTCTAGGTGGTCGTTTTCTGCTTCGTAATGTGTTTGATCATCTTTTAATAGTTCAGCATCTTCCATTGACACATCTCTATCTTTATCAAACGCTTCTCTACCTTTAGTAACGTTGTCTTCTATTTGTCTAGGGCCTTCTGTTGGTTGTATCATAATTCTACTTGGGTCAATGCCTAAGTGTACTGCTACCCAAACTTCTAACAGTCTTTCGTTAATTGGGTATTGTAATGTAACATCACAACTGCTTACTTCTGTTGGTCCTTGAATACCTTTATTTTTAAAGTCTAAAGGTTCTTCCTGAATAGGGGTTCTTTTAAAATCGCTTACACTCTGAACACCATACTTACCCAGTATGTTCTCAATGAAAGTGCTGTCTTCTGATCGGTAATCGCCAGCAAGTTTGATCCTGTAACTGAATGATTTAGAAAAACTTTCAGCAATGTATTCTTTAAATGTTTTAGCCATATTATAAAATCTCCTTCGTACTTATTTATCTTTCTTATTCAAAAATTGGAGTAATTGATTTCTGTCCATTACAGCACCACCGTCTCCGCCGCCAGTACTGCCACTATCCATAGCATCAATACGCATCTTTTTAATTTGTAAATCTATCATACGCAATTTTTTGTCTACTTTAGCATTTTTACTATCCATTGCTATTTGTAGCATTTTGCCTGCTGTTTCAAATATTCTTCCAGCATGGGCATCTTGTACATTCATTCCTAGACTCATGAGTTCTTCAAAACTGGTCATTGCCTTTTCGGCTATGTTTTCCATATCGCCATCGTGTTTGTTAACACCGTCTACTGTTGGCAATGCCGAGTCTATTTTCTCTGCGTTAGTTAATGCTGTTGTAACAACGTCTGCCGGTGCTTCAACAACTGTTGGTGCTTCTATACCAACTTCAATAACATCTTGCTTAGAAAGTTCTTTTAGTTCTTCCATAGAAGGAAGGTTAAACTCTTGTTCTAGTTTTCGTGTCATGCTTATACTTATCTTTTACGTTTATTGGGTTTCTTGGTACTGGCGTAGATATGATTCTCATTTAACACTCTAAATCTAATACCTTTACGATTACACCATTCTTGAGCGGCCGTCCACTTTGCCATGTTAATCATAACTTGTACTTTTTCTGCGGAACTTCGTGCCTGCTCCATGGTAGTTTGACTACCAGGTTTAATCTCTATAACTTCCATGTGCTGTTTGCCTTGCCTGTCTGTGTACATTACAGTAAAGTCAGGAACATAAACAGTATGCTTTCCTGTTACAGGATGCCTATAAGGTATTTTAATATTTTCACTTGCCCATTGTGTAATGTACGGATGATTGTCGCACATCTTCATGAAGGCTAACTCCCAACTGCTTCTGTAGTATGGCTGTTTGCCGCCTACATATTTTTGTGAGTTTTCCGGTAAGTATGTACCTTTAAGAAATTTGGAAGCCATTAGATCCTAATTAGAGGATCAACAAATTTATTTATAGTGGTTGGTTTTTCGACTTTGAACGATACACTTTTAGGCAATGTGCTGTTAATGTATGCTAATGAATCGTCATTAAGTTTTATGTTTTGTTTTTCGGTTGTTATAAGGTTTTTAATTTTTCTATAACTGTCACCGGAATCCCATTCTGCTCCAGCATCAGCATCGTACGTTTCTTTTGTAACGTCTTGATAAACGTCTGAACCGTCTTTGATTTGGTATGAGAATGTGTTTGTTGTTTCGGTAACTACTGTATAGTAAGTTGTAGGGTTGATCTTATCTACCTTTGATAACTCAAAAAACGTGTTAGCATAAAATGTGCTTAATTTGTTAGTGTAGCCACTACTTTTAAAGTCAGCAAATACTTGATCTCTAAGATGTGTTTTGCCGCCTATTACTGTATCAGAATCGGGTTTTGTGATTCTGTTTATCATGTCTATATCTTTATCAACTATATTAACTCTTTCACCAGTAACAGAAACATCGGCAAATTTACCGTCTTTTTCAGTATACGTTGTGTCTACACCAAAGTTGTTATATATTTTGCTCATCTAATTAAAGTTTATCTTGTTGATGTTTTTGTTTTGCTTATTAAATAGACTGCTTGTTGCTTCGTCTATTTTGCGATCTAAGGCGTTGGAAATTAAGTTACTAAAGAAGCCACCTTTGGTAGTGTTGTTGCCTTCTCTTTGAAGATTAGTATGTTGGCCTGGTGTTGTATGACCTTCTAGATCTCTGCCTATGTCTGCCATTGGATTTGTAGCAGTTCCAATATTAGATTGCTCTAATCCAAATAACCCTTTAACTAGGCCTTTTAATTTGTCTTGTGCTGGATCAAATGGTGTTGATTTAGTTACATCTTCTATCAACTCTTGTAGTATTGAGTCATCCGTATACTTGTAATTCAATACTGGTCCATATGCTAATTTTTCATAGTCGATGTTAAATAATATTTCACTTGCCATCCCTGTACTAGCATAATCTAGTTGTGTTACCTGTGCGTCAGTGAGTATAGGGTTTATTGCTGTTGTTCTAGTTACTGTATCAGCATGTATTTGAAATACATGTATTGCGTCAAAGTAATTACTATGAGTTCGACTATGAACGTCCATTCCGTTATGCTGATGATCATATGGTGAAGTGCTTGTGCCTATTTCGTCATCTGCTAGATTCAACTCTGTACCAGTATGAATTTCTCTATCTCTGGCGCCCACACTAAGATCTTTACCTTCTTTCTGATCAAATCTGCCATCCATAAAATGCCAGTTATAGTAATGTTGCCATAGAGCATACCAACGACTTTCAATGTCGTCATATACTGATAATGTGAATGGTTTAAAATCTTTTGATAGTAAAACAGGTTTCATCTTGTTATAAGAATTTTTCTTTTCTACAGTGAATGTAACACTAGGTAAGTCAATTGCTCTTACTAGCGATGAATAGTTATATTTGTCTTTGTCAGCGACGCCAACAACTTGAGGGTTTATCTCGAAGTATACGACAAACTGAAATGGCAAACGTGGGGGTCTGCCAGTCTTAAAACTACCATACTGTTTACTAGCATGCCTAGGACTGGCCTGATATACGCCCTGCTGAACTTGTCCGCCAATTGCCTCTTTCCAGAATTTCCCCATTGGGTACCTCCGTTAACTACTTAGACGTTTACGCCTGAGTAGATGTGCCAGTACCAAGTGGTGAAACTAATGGGAATGGGTCACCTGCCGCAACTTTACCACCAAGTGTGTTAGGTCCTGCCATATGTACAGCATTGTCATATCTTAATGATAAGTCAATGTTTACAATGTCACTTTGATCATATGCATGATCGCTGTAGTTCACTTCCTGTAGCATACAACCTTCTAGTTCCCACTGTTCAGTAGGTTCTGCGTTTGTACCGTCTAACACTTGAATAACCGCATCAAACTTATAATCGCCACCGCTAACTGCTGTGGTTTGTTCGAAGTGGTTAAACTGTCTTTGTATTTGTTGTCCGACTAATGCGGCAACTGAGTTTGTGATATCGTCACGTAAAGATAGGCTGATTGCATTCCATTCGTGTTTACCTGCTATGTAGGCCCTTGAGTTATAACTATGAATTACAACTTCTTCCATTGAAAAAGTTGGTCTAGTTACACTGACCACATTTTGGGTTAATTCATCAGTTCTTCCACCAGCGCCAAATCCTGTTAGAATCACACGGAATCTATATTTCAGTTTGGGCTGAAGAATACCAAGTCGACTACCTTCTATTGGTACACCGAATTTATCTTTTGTTACTGCCATTTGCTTTACTCCTAATTAAGTCTTACTCTCAATCTATATGTTTATTTATCATTTTATCGCCAAAAATAAAGGGCGGGTAAAAACCGCCCTTTATAAAGATCAAATTAAGTTTAACTTGAACCTGACTGTCCGAGTGTTGACTGAATTCTAATCGGAATATAAATAAACTCAACTGCTTTAGTTGGTTGTATTGCTATATCCAAGTATAGTTCGTTTCTGTCAATCCTTGCGGCAGTATTGTTAGTAGTATCGCAAACACTAATAAAGTCAAATAGACCTCTTAATGTTACAAGTTCTGATAATAATGAGTCAGCAACTCTTTTAACACCACTTCTAGTAATACCATCGTTTGGCTCAAACAAGAAAGGCTTAACTGATAGATCCAATTGGTATCTAATGTAGTTAATTAATCTTGCTACGTTAATTCTATCCAAAGCACTTGCTGTTGGGTTTAGAGTTTTTTGTCCAAACACTACCAAGCCTCTTCCTGGGAAGTTGGCGATTGGGTTTATTTTGTTTGAGTACAATGTGTCTCTTTGCCCTTCATTCAATGATACTGGTTTAAACTCATTATCAGTTGAATCCAAATATCCTACTGATGTAGCATTTTGAACAAGACCTCTTTGGTAACCTGCTGGAGCAAACCACTGATAAGCCACGTTGTCATTAAATGCCATAGTTCTTAAAGCAATATGACTAGCAGGTACCATTACGTTTGTGCCGTCTAGGTTAGTTGTTAATCCTGATGGATAATGTACTGATACATACGGACTAGAAGATATTAAACCTTTGTCTCCGTTTTCACTAGCAGTATTAGAGTTCTTAGCCCACGCACTTGTTGATGTTGCGTCTGATTTA